AATGACCTGCATGTGCAGATGCTGTAGGGTATTCTTTAATGATAAGTTTACCCTGTGTTTTCCTAGCAATCTCATTCACCTTACTGGTAAAAAGAACCTCAGGTAGCTCTGTAATATCTTTTACAGAAACGTTTAGAAGATTTGCGTCAATTCGTTCAGCAATCTTCTCCTCTGCCATCTCACATGTAATGTAGAGAACGTTGAACCCCTGTGACAATGCGGCACCAGCGCAGTGGCACATGAATAGAGATTTCCCGACACCCGTACCAGCAAGAGCGACGTTGAGAGTCTTATTAGAGAGACCACCTTTCGTGATAAAATTAAACTTTTCCAGATCAAAGGGAATCTTCTCCTCTTTCCTGTGGTAGAATTCATATCTATCTTTAGATTGTTCAATGTAATCGTGACCAATGTGTTCATCAAAAGAAACCGCTAAGGCTTCTTGAAGGATGGAGGGTATAGCATCTCTGGAAATCTTCTTATCCCCGTCTGCAATCTTGATAGATTGCATAAGGGCAAGATATATAGCACGGTCTTTGCACCACTTTTCTGTGGCATCAAGTAGCCACTCGTAGTCAACCCACTCGTCTGATAGTCCTCGTACTGCCGATACCGAATCTTGAAACGATTCATCAGTTAGATCTGTACGATTTTGTAAATTAATCGTAAGGACTTCTTTAGTAGGAACTTTGTCATACTTAGCAGCGAAGTCTGCAATCTCTTCATAGATGATCTTCTCGTGGTAGCTCTCGTAGTATTCTGCTTTAATAAACGGAACCACCTTGCGATAATACTCCTCGTTATGTAGGAGATTTCTCAAGATAGTTTCTTCGATACGTTCAGCCATCCAGATTTAACCTCGCAAATGATTTTTGACTTAACCTCTTCTGTATCAGTTTACCATACTCTTCGTGTAATTCGCAACCGATATAGTGTCTCTGTAAGGATTTAGCTACTAAGGCAGTTGTACCAGATCCCATAAAAGGATCTAATACTATGTCACCCTCCTCACTACCTGCCTTTATACATGGTTCAATGAGGTCTGGTGGATACACAGCAAAGTGTGCTCCCTTATATGGTTTGTTAGTTACCGACCAGACAGATCGTTTATTCTTTGTTGTATAACTTTTTGTAAGACCTGAATGCGGTTGGAGTCCTGATCCTTCGTTGTGATATTTTCCTTTAGTTCTATCTCTGGTTCCCCAGTCTTGTTTGACTGGTTCTTTGATTGCTTCATTGTCATAGAAATATTTTTTGCTCTTACTAAATAGGAATATATACTCATGTGACTTTGTACATCTATCCCTAACACTCTCAGGCATAGGGTTAGGTTTATGCCAAATAATATCCTGTCTTAAATACCATCCATCTGAACGTAATGCAAAAGCCAACATCCAAGGAATCCCGATCAAATCTTTTTCCTTTAATCCTTCTAACTTATTCGCTCGCTTGCTACATGCTTGTGGCAAATTCTGATTGGTTTTACTCACCGATTGCTTAGGATATGATTGTCCTTTGCCAGGTCTATAGTTATAATAACTATCTCCAATATTTACCCATAGTGTTCCATCATCTGCTAGGACATCACGGACAGATCTGAATACTTCCACTAAAGATTGAACATACTCTTCTGGTGTCTGTTCTTGTCCTATCTGTTTTTCTTCACCACCATAGTCTCTTAAACCATAATAAGGTGGTGAAGTAACACACATCCTAGCTTTACCATCAAACTCTTTGAGAGTCTCACGACAATCACCAAAGAGAATTGTATCAGTTACCATAACTAAATTCAGTTTTTGCTGCTTCTTCTAGTTTTGCCATCACTTCCTCTGTGAAATATTTTGTAGGATTAGAGAGTATAGATTTAGGGTAAACATTAGTATCACCAACTTTGATACGGTTGCCCACCCGCTTGAATACTCCGTACTTCTCACCAAGTTCCAAGAGTCCGTAATACTGGTCAAGTCCACGTTCGTCAAAATAAAGTCTGGTTGCAACTTTAGATCCCTCCTTTGATAATCTAGATTTTTTAGCTTCACACTTAATGATGTTACCCACTAAGTCTGTACCTTCTTTTTCCTTTGATTTGGATAGGTATACAATAGTAGATGCTGCGTACTTTAGTCCACTACCACCACCCATTTCTTTGGTTGGCACATAGGATCCAATTACATCATAAGTATGATTGGTCACTATCATAGGTATATTAGCTTGTCCTAACTTCAATGTCAAGACCCTAAATGCACCTTTAATTAATTGTGATTTGGTCATATCTCTGACTTGTTTATCGTCAGCAATATCTTGCATCTCTTTGGATGTAGATAGCATACCAAGAGAATCAAGAACGAACATCATTGGTTGACGCTCCCCCTTTGGTTCTTTCATATACTTGTCAACAATCCTAGTAGCTTGTGTCCTGAACTCTTCAATAGTAGCAACAGGAAAGATTACCATACGTTTAGAATCAATCCCTCTACTCTCAATCATGTCCTTGCTTATAGCAGACTCAGACTCAAAATAAATGACCCCACCAGAAGGATTATTGTCAAGAAAACTACGGACAACACTAAGGGCAAAAAAAGTTTTTCCAGTGCTTGACTCACCAGCGAGGGCTGTAACCTTGTTGGAAGGAATACCCCCAAACAAAGAGCCGCTAACGACAGCATTAAAAATGTATGACCCAGTATCAACAAACGAGGTAACGTCACCTGCGGCAACACCATCACTAACAATACTTGCAAATTCATTTCCACTATCCTTAATTACAGAATCTAAGAATCCCATTGTTTTGCTTCATCCTCATAAAAGTTTACATAAGTATAATTCTTACTCATGAGTTTAGCAAACCCAAGAGCAGTATCATAATCCTCAAAACATTTAATGTCTTGAGAATCAATTTGTCCAACCACATGATTAGTCCATGTGACTACAAAGACTTTCTTGTTCATTCAAAGAAACTCCCAATGCTGATGGTTTTCTCGTGCTTCCATCCAATACATTGTAGCACATTTTTCAGAGGTTCCAAGAAACTCTTTTCAAATTGTGTTTGGTAATCGATATACTTCTCAATACCAAACTCTTTCGGCAACTCACCAAAGAAGCTAATAGCATTCTCATGGATTGGGTTTGGTGTCTTGAGGTACATGAATTTAATTTTTTCACCCTCTTGAATAAGAGGATGTTTATTTTCTACCTTGTACTTCCTCACATAATGATTATACAAGAGAGCACCCCTCACGTGGATGGGTGTTCCTTTACTATAGATGTCAGTTCTGTTGCGATACTTTTCAAGGTTGTTAACGCCTCTGGGAAATGCGACTTCCTCATAGGGTCGTTCTCTGGTCTCTGTTCTGACATCATTGATAAAAGAGATAAGCTCATCATTTGTTTTGCCGATAATGATCTTGAATGCTGCATATAATTTATCCCTGAAATATTGAGGTGTTGAAGACCTCGCTGTTTCTAGACCCATGATCTTCATCTTGGGTTCTTTATAACGGACTCCTTCAGAATCCCACACGTTTAATATGTATCTCTTTTTAGCAGTCCAAATTCCACGATCAGCAATATTCTCTCTCTTCATAATCATTTTTTGGTCATACGCCGAAACATACGACGCAAGCTCCTTATAGCAGGAATCGATGAACGGTTCCAACTTATCCTTACAGATCTTGTCAAGAAGCTCAACGATCCGAATCTTATCGTCAGACTTATTACTAAAAAATTTATCAACAAGAGGTCCAAGATTAAGATATATTGAATCGGTGTCAGATGCAATGACGTAATCAAAATTATCAGTAGAGAGTAGTTTATTTAGATAACCATTCATCTTGTTCTCTATCCATCGGATAGAAACCTGACCAGAAAGAGTAATAGCTTCAGCGTTCGCCAAGCGATAATACCGAAAATGCTCGTTCCCAATAGCCCCATAAGCACTATTAAGTGATATCTTCTTAGCCATCTGAATGTTATTGCATCTAGCAATCTCTTTCGTAAGTTCAACTGACGGATTCTTCTCATACTCTTGCTTAGCCTTAATCATTTTTTTCTTGAAGATGACCCTAGAGTCATACATCTTCTGCATCATTAATGGCAGAAATCCCTGCACATCTTTTCTGTACTGTGCTCCATTAGCACATACAGCAAACTCATCATCAATAACAGTCTCCTTGTTTAGAATCCCTTCAACGCTTGCGTTGGGATGTCTAGTCTCCCTGAGGGTTTCTGGACTGATATTGTATTGCATAATGAGATGAGGATACAAGCTATTGAGATCAAAATTGACCACCCAATTATAGCGTCCTGGTATCGGTTCCTTGACATAAGCCCCTGCGTATTTTTCAGATTTGTCATTTTGTTTTTTAGGAGGAATAGCAATGTTACGCTTCAGAAGTTCAACGTAAATATAATTATCCCACATACGAACTTGACTAAACACATCTTCATAATTAACCTTAGCATCATATGCCATGGTATATGCAAGATCGATGAGTTTCATCTTGTCGTCAAGTTGATCTACCAACCTAACGTCATGAATGTTATACTCAATAAATTTTTGCCAATCGTTTTCATAAAACTCTTTGAATGTATCAAACTCAGAGTGATCTAATTTCTTCTGTCCAAGTTCGACCATACATATATGATCAAGGCGATAGCTCTCTTGGTTTTGATAAGTAAATTTCTTATACAACTCAAGATAATCTAACGTTGATATACCAAGTGTATCAACCGCAAATTGTTTTCTACCCTTAATAAAAATCTCACGGGTAGAAACAAGTCTCCATGGAGATAAAAGTTTAGTAAACTTCTCACCAAGAATACGATCAATACGGTTGCGAATGTACGGCATATCGAATAGCTGTACGTTCCAACCTGTAATTACATCAGGATAATTTGCTTGCCAATATTCAAGAAATGATCCCAACATATTTTCTTCTGATCTGAAGTGCATGTAATCAACTTCAGGATCTTTATTATCAAAAGGTCTAGCACCCCAAACTGTAATACGACCAGTAAAGGAATCCTTAATACTGATCGCTAGTATCTCTTGGTCTGCTGATTCGATATCAGGGAAACCATTTTCAGCAGCAG